GTATGCAAATAAGAAAATTAATTGGTATAATAAGAAGAGCTAAAGAACAACATATACGAAAACAAAAGGAACAAAAAATTATTGATGAACGTAATAGAAATAGACGTAATGCTCAAATAGCTTCTATATCTCCCACAGTTAAACCACGTTCTTCGTCTCCTACTCGTTCTATATCTCCTCCATTAACTAGAAAGAAAAAGGGAGTTATTAAAATAGCTCCTGTTCAAGCTGCTCCTGTTCAAGCTGCTCCTGTTCAAGCTGCTCCTGTTCAAGGTCGTGTTTTACAAGTCATACCTAAAACTAAAAGGAGAGGACAAATAAATATTGTGGATTCTCCACCAGTTAAACAAACATATAATCAGATACCAACAGAAGCAGAAATAAAGGCTTTTTCTACAGGTTTAGAATGGGAACATAGAGTAAATGGCGATTATGGGAAAATGTGGATATATAAGGATGATATAGATAAATATAAAAAATTACAAGACACAAGTTTAACCAATTCAGATACATTGACTATATATGATATGGATAAAAAACAAGTATATATAGTCAATGGTAAAGGAGGTTATAAATATTTAAACGAAACGGTTGTTATTGATATATTGGGAAATAAATCAGCCTTAGAATTAAAAGACTATTTTTTAGATTTTGAAACAGAAAAACGTAAAGGCTTTGGGATACATTTTGCAAAAAGTAAATTAGTAGGTAATAAATCATTTATGCCTTACTTTATTAAAATAGGTGGTAAATGGAAATTATATGATATTTGGTATAAAGGAAAATATTATACACCTAACCCCAATCCTAAAATTACCAAAGGAATTAATATAGTTGAACAAGGTGGTTGGATTTCGCCTAATAGAAATTTAGATTATTATGCATTGATTAGAATGTATAAAAATGGAGAATATAATGCATATTCATATCATATTACTGAAGATTTAGATAGTTGGAATCCTGAAGTAAGTCCTATGAAAGGAGAAAATGGAGAAACACTTTATTATATAAATTTTGAAAAAGTTCCAGATGAATTTTATTTTGTTGATGGTAAAGATGAACAACTATCAATTATAGGAGTACCTGAAATTAAAACTAATGGTGATAATGAGGAATATTATATACCAACTGATAAATTGCATATTATAAAATACGATTAAAATTATACGATATAATATATATTATATATAATGACTACTTTAAAAAAATTAATTTTAGAAGACATTAAACTTGGCAAAAAAGCAAATATTCAAGGAGGGTTAAGCGATGATGACCAAGTCCGCTCAGATGAATTAATTCTATTAATAAGACCTTTGAAAAGTAAAATAATAAAATATATGGGCAGTAAAGGAATTAAAGAATTACCTCTATCTGATAGGGAAAAACTTATAAAATTATTAAATGAAGGTAAAATGACAACTGAACAAGAAGTTGATAAAGAAATGGATACTAAAAAAGGGAAAAGAATTGAATTTTCAGAAAAAGGCGATATCGTACCTAAAGGATTTACACCTGCTGAAAAAAAAATAGTTAGATTGATCGACACTGATATATATTCAGAAGATGAAATAATTAATATTATGAAAGGTATAGTACAAGGTAAATTTAAAAAGCGTTCTGATTTTCCTAAACCTGAATCAGAACCAGAACCAGAACCAGAACCAGAACCCGTTAAAGAGGTTAAACCATTATCAAAGGCAACTATTAAAGCAAATGCTGATAAAGCAAAGAAGAAATTAAAAGAAGCTGCGGCTAAAAAGAAAGCTGATGAAAAGGAAGCTAAAAGACTGAAGAATATAAAACCATATTTTAAGGCAGATGATCCACCAAAAGGATTTAGAGAAGCTACACCATTAGAAGCTGTTAAGGAAAAGAAAGTTATGTTGTATGGTAAAAAGAAAGTGGATTCTAAACTAATAGATTCTATGTTCAAACCTGCTGGCAACTCTAAAGATATGATACAGTCTATAATGTTGAAATTAGCTTCTAAGGTACCAAAACTTAAAAATCTTAAAGCTGTTATAGATGGTATGGAAGGAGATGAACGATATGATTCTACTGATAAAAAAGCCGAGTTTGCTAAACTAAGAGCTGAGATTTTAGCCTTGAGTGAAAAGAAGAAAAAATTAGAAGCAAAACAAAAATAATTATTTTTAAGGCTACACCCCCTTAAATATTTAATTTATTTATTTTTATAATATTTTATATAATTATATATTTATTTATTTTATTTTTTATATATTTGTCCAAATTATATATTTATTTATTTATTTATAATATTATTTATTTATTTATTTTGAATTAATTTTTAAAAGGGTGTGAGGGTGAGGGTGAAATACCAAACCGCCTAGGAACATAATAAAACATATATAAATTTGTAAGCCAAAGTTGGTTTTTTACCCCCACCCTCACCACCCCAGCCACCCTAATTTTAATAACCTACTTTAATAAATTAAAAATTTTATATAAAACTATATATCTATATAATTATATAAATGGTCGTAGTCGATAGCAAAACAAAAAAATTAAAAAGATTAGAAGCTCAATTACAAGGAGAAGGATTTTTCTCTGATATGGCTGCTAAGGTAAGACAATATATAAATCCTAAACTAACTTCAAGCGGGATATACTCTACTAATGTTGGTATTAAAAAATCATCAATTAGACAGCCTGTACAACCACAACAAACACCAGAACAACCAGCTGAAAAACAAGGATATTTTAATAGTTTAATGTATGGTAGGAATGATTTTCCACCTGCAGCTAGAGCAATTCTTAAACTACACGGAGAAAAACGAATAACTAAAGCAATAGTCATTAGACAACCTGTAATGTCATTCAATACTAAACTATTAAATTTTGTTTCCTTTGGTGCTTTTCAAGAATCATTAGATAAACAGCCTTATGATACACTATTCCATTTAAGGTCAGTATTTACCCTTGAAGATGGAACCAGAGTCCAGGTTGAGAAATCAGAAGTTATCCATATAGACACTAAAATAACAGTTGTAAAAGGACAACAAGAACAAGAAGTCGATTTACCACAAGAACCAATGACAATTAATAAATTTCTAGAAGGAGCTAAAAAGATTCTTAAAGGGAATATGTATTCTTATGATGGCTTTAAAAATAACTGTCAAGATTTCCAAATTGCAATGTATAGAGGCGCTGATCTACTAACACCAGAACTAGAAACATTTATTAAACAAGACGTATCAGAGATTGCTGAAAGTTCTCCGATTATATCTAAAGCGGCTAATCTCGTCACGGGACTTGGTGGAAAATTTAATGAACTAATCCACGGTGCAGGTATCCATAAGAAATTCAATAAAACTCATTTAGTACAATCAGTAGTATTTGATAAAAAGAAATGGAAACTAAACGACGCTATAAAATGGTTAGATGAAAACAATTACCATTCACCTAAGGTTGATTCAACAACCAAAACTATGAGATTTAGACAGATAGATCCAATTCCTTATAAATCACCAGACTGGAAATATACAACTCATAGATTAGGGAATGGTATCGATTTAATAATCCTATATAGAATGACAGGAACAGAACATCCTATAGAAACACCTAAAGGATTATCTAAAGGTCGGAAACAACATTTGATATCTGGTAATGGACTACATAAATTAAATTCATTTACAAATGTTGTTCCAAATCAAAAACATATGGATATTAAACAGGAGGCTGGTGCCACACATTTAATGGAAGGAGAAGGTATAATAGATACTATCATTGAGTTTGTTAAGAGTTTATCTAAAAGGAATCAATCTGGAATGATGCAAGAAGTACAAACTAGACAGACTATAAAAGACAAGAAGGATGCAGATAGATTTAAACTTTTTAGACAACTACAAGGCGAAGCAATGAAAGACCGTACTAGCAAAGATGATTTAGAACGTAGATATAGAGGATATGGAATAAGTGGCGGAACATTATCTCATTCTCCTCAAACTCAATGGGAGATGAAACACGATATTCCAGACCAATATGCAAATATAAGAGATACTACAAAACCAATGGATAGATTTAGCCCATTAGATATGAAATTATCAACTCAAAATTTAATGTTAAATAATCTTAAAAAATCAGACCTTCAAGATTTAGCTTTAATGAAAAATCAATCAAAATCATCCACATATGACCGTGAAGCGATAATCCAAAAGATTAAAGGTTTAACTAAATCAAGGGTTAAAAAGGAAGTAAAAGCCGTTAAAACTTCTAAACCAAGAAACATTAAAACTAGAGGTTCATTAGAATCTAAAAAAGCACTACTGGAACAAAAACCAAAAAGAAAATACGTTAAGAAAATTAAACAGGAGTTATAAATAACACCTATTTAAATATAAGGCTCTATAAACTATATATGACCAATACTATTTTTTATAAACTATATCAAACTGAAAACCCAACAGAATTTTATATAGGATCTTGTGAAGATTTATCAAGACGTAAAAGCCAACATAAAAAAAACACTACTAATAAAGTTAGAACCCAATATTGGAACAATTTATATTTTTTTATTCGTCTTAAAGGTGGATGGGATAAGATGACAATGATAAAAATATTTAATATAGATTGTCCAACCAAACAAGACCGTAAAGAATACGAACAAGCATTTATCGAGCTATTAAAACCAACTTTAAATTCTATTAATGTTATACCTGAAAAAAATAAACCAGATTTAACAACTAAAATAAACCTACTTAAAAACTTAAATCTATAATAGTTTATATATGGAAACAACTGAATCTTTATTAAAACCCGATACATCCTTCTTAATCGACCACGTAGAATATCAAGAACCTAATGAAAAGGAAATTAAAATGTTAGAAGGAACAAGGAACGCTAAACAACAACTAGAAGCAGAAAGGGAAGAAGAACCTATAATGATTAATGAACGTAAAATGTTTATTGATATGATTAAAGTAATGGCACTCGTTGAATGTGGATACGAACCTTTAACTAATCCAAGTAATCTATACGATAAAGAAAAACGATTAATTATAGATGCTATGGGTAGATTATTAGATTATCCTATAGAAACTATCAAAGAAAAATTTAATAGTATTTGTGATAAACATATATTCACTCCTAAAACTGATTACTCTCAATATGCTGTAGTACCCCAATGATAAAACTCGAAAATGAGATTTTCAAATTATTATCACCCCTACTCTGTGGCGGGGTTTAAAGGATATTTTTTTTGTATTAATTCTAATATAAAAAATTGACAATATTATAAACAATATATGAGTGGACAACGAAATAAAAAACCTTCTGATGTTATTAAAAACAGACAGGACTATTTAGATAACTTAAGCCTACAAGTTCAATTGAATGATGCTAATGAACAAGCAGTTAAACAATTTGTATCAACTGGACAAGTGCCTCCAATTTCTCAAATGAAAGATACTAGAAGTACAAGCGATATACTTCTTGATGTAGAAAAACTTAAAATTAATCTTATTAAAGACCTAGAACCTATAGCAGACCCACAATTTGCACAACAGATTGTACAGCGATTAATTCAAAGTCCTTTAAATATAGATAATGGACTTTTAGTTTTTACTGCTCAACGTATAGAGGAAATTGTAAAAAATCTAAAAAAACTTTATAAATATGGAATCAAAGGAGATGCCAATGATGCAGAAGCATTTGTAGATTATATTAATAAAATGTTTGTAGATAAAAATAAAATGACCCAATCGGTAAAATCATTTACAAATCGTATGGATAAATCTACAGGTGGAATTGGTTCAACAAAATCAACTGATTATTATAGTAGTATTAGTTCAGCATTTGCTGATTATAGCAGTGTATATAAATCTATTGTTATAGCTAATTCTAAAATATTGGACGTATATAAACCTAGTAGAAGTACTCCAACTACATCATTATATAAATTATCCAGAGCGGAATCTTTACAAGTTTTAAAGGATATAAATCAATATAACGATGAACTACAAAATTTAAATGCAATAATTAGAGATAAATTTAAAGGCTTATTAGGCATAATACCTGAAGAAAGCAAACATGCAGAAACTCAATTTTACTCTAGATTAGAACAGATTATCATAAAATTACAAGGAGATCCTAAATATGATTTACTTTCTAGGCAATATGAACGATATTTAAAATTTATAAATCATAATATCCCAAATTTAAGTTTTAGCAACCATATTTTAACTGAGATGAATAATAATATCAAAAACTTTCAAAAAGTTATAGCGAGTAAAAATATACAATCGATTAAAAATTATTATACTACGTTAATTAATTATATGCATTCATATGATGGATTATTAGATGTTGATATAGATGAAATAGAAGAGATAGAAGATATATATACAAAATTAAAGAAAGCTACTAATAATTTTAGAGCCAATGTAGAAACTCCAGGTTTTGAACAACCTGATATATATGCAGGAATGGAACCTCCTATCGACCAAAGATATAAATATCCTCAACCACTTCCTCCAAGGGGGCAATTATCTTTAACAGATGATACTGGAGAAGAAGGAGTAGGAGAAGAAAAAGAAGGAGAAGAAGGCGAAGATGATGCTGAAGGATTGATAGGAGAAAGAGAACAATATTTACAATTAACTAGAGGTAATATTGATAGTTTAAATAAATCTCAATCGTTGATTAGAATCCGAAGAAATAGTAAAATTATAAGTGATATAATAGAAAAAGAACAAGGTAGAATGCCTGGTAGAATGTCATTATCATATCCAAGTAGAGCTGGAGGAAAAACAAAAAACTTACTCTCAGAAGGTGTTGATTTATTAGCTGAAGCTGAAAATTTAGAACGAACTATAGGTGTCAAATCTTCACCTGATTCTGAAACTGACCGTGATTTACGCTTATATCACAATCTTATACAACGGCAAATTACTTATATAAAAAAAGTAAAGGATACTTTTTATCCTCTCCCCGAACCAATGCGTCGCGAGGGTGAAACTCGTGCCCAAATACAAACAGCAGTAAGAAAAAATAAATATGCAATTACTGAATATAAAAAGAAGGGTGAAAATCGAGATGCAAGGTCATCGCTACCTTTATATCAACTGAATGCTAGAACTCCAGCATTTTTAGATGATATGCCATTATCAGAATTAAGAGATATATTACAAGAACAAAGACAGTTAATGGGTCGTGTAATGGGTGTTAAAGGCAATGGTATATCTAAAATGTCAGGCAGAGGATTGACTAGACCAGACTATACACAAGGTATTGAACCATCTGCTAGGTATATTAAATTTGGTCGATATATGATTAATAATAAAAAATTAAATGATAATGTTCTTTCCCTTCGTCGTTCTAAGGGTTCTACTATTGCAACTATACCAGCTACTAAAATGACATCCGAATTAGGCAATGTAATTAAAAAGATTGTTGGTGGTGGAGTTCCGTCATATGATGAACTTAATAAATTAACAGATGCAGAGAAAAAGTATTTATATAAGGTAAGTCAAGAGGCTGATATATATGATAAAATTAAAATCCCTACACCTTGTAAAGACGAAGAGGAAAAGGATATCCACGCCTTTAATGTTATGAAGGGTGAGATTATGGCTGGTAATAACTCAAAAGAATTAATATCTAAATTTAAAGTTCTTCTTAATAAACTATCTAGAACTAATGTACTACCTAAATCTCAAGTCCGTGAAATTCTAGAAGAGTTATTAGAGTTAGGATTTTAAAATCCGTATAAAATAATAAATATATACATCCTTATATATGTCAGGAATTTATAATTATCATCCAAATATAGCCCAGCCAGGGGCTTTTTTACATAATCAAATGGCTAGTCAGCAAGCGCCTTATTTTTTTGGAGGATCGCAAGTTCCTTTAGAATTACAATTAGAAGAACAATTTGAACAACCAAAAGGAATGAAAGGAGAAGGATTTAAAAAGACTACTCATTCATTATTTAGACGAAGAGGAAATCTTATTCCTTCTTCTCAATTGAGAAAGTAATTTAAATTTTCGTTTAAAATTTTAGATATAGTATATTTATATATACGATGTTTATTTTAGTTTTGAATCAAAGCAATATAACCCCAGATGGTCAGAATTCTGAACTTGTTTATAGGTTCCCTAATTCAGTAGTATTCAAGGATAAATATATAGCGGTTTCGTCCATAGCTATGTTTTATAGTTGGTTTAATATTCTCAATACTAGGAATAATAATACTATAACCTATACTTGGACACATGGTATAACTACTAATACTTATACAATTACCATTCCTAATGGTCTATATCAGATATCAGAAATTAACAGTCTTCTACAATTCAATTTTATTCAAAATGGAACATATTGGACTAATACATCCGTTAATTTTTATCCGTTTGAACTCTTAATTAATGCTCCTAGATACGCAATTCAACTTAATACTTATCTAATGCCTACTGCTCTTCCTGCTGGCGCATCTGTTCCGTCGAACTTTCCAGGCTGGCCGACTACAACATTTAATCCTATAGTTGTTTTCCCTTCTGCTTTTAATTTGATAGTTGGATATAATGCTGGTTTTACATCATCTAATAATGTAGGTAATTCATTTACTCCTCCATCAACTCCAACTGCATCTGATAATTACGTTTCTAAATCAACGTCAGGGACTATATCATATCTTTCAAATTTTGCTCCTCAAGTCCAACCAGATAATAACGTCCTGTTCTCTATATCTAATATTAATAATCCTTATTCTCAGCCATCTAGTATTATTTACTCTCTCTGTCCTACTGTATCAGTTGGTCAGCAAATTAACGAAACTCCTCCTAATTTTATGTGGAATAAACTGATAGATGGAACCTATAATGAATTACGATTACAACTATTAGGAACTGATAAAAGACGTCTTCAAATCAATGACCCTAATATGACCATCTTGTTAGCTATCAGAGATAAAATTGATATTGGTAATTTATAAGTCGTTTAACCCAGGAGCTTAACAATGAAATTTTATTTCATCATTAACCCAGGGTGTAAAGGGTGAGGGTGAAAAACCACTATCCCTATACACATTATTTTTATTATATTTTTTATTTCTAAATCTTGGTTTTTTACCCTCACCCTCACCACCCTATACTTATACACTTTAAATATAATATAAACTACTTAAGATTATATAAATAATATATACTATATATGGATACACAAATCAATGATATTTATTTAAATAAATTATATGATGACCTAACAGCAGAACGAAACACTATACAACTTGAATTTAAGAATGATAAGGAAATGTGCCATACATCAAGACTAAACAGTCAATTAACCACATTAACCAGTCTTATAAATTCTGTTATAAAATATAGAAATCTTAAACAAAAATCTAAAATGAAATCCTTTTAAAAAGAAATCAATATAAATCACTATATGGTTTTTAATATTGTTCGTCATCATTCTCTTCCCTTTCGCGCTCAAACGATGAAAGGTGGAGCAAAACATACACAAGGTCAAGGCATTGGAGGATTACTTCTAAATAAAGGTGGTGCAGGTGGAGCATCTTCTTATATTGATATAGATGATTATATTGATACTACAGGAAGGAATCCCTATAAAACTGAACAACACGCTAAAGGTAGAGGTTTTGAAAAATTATCATCTAAACTATCAAACCTTAAAATTGAACCTTCTAGCACGATTAGAAGGAAAAATATCACGATGTAAATTTGGGAATTGATATTCATTTAAAATTTTACGCATTATCTATCTTATATAATGTGTGATAAACTCGTCTATGATTTAGCCCAAGAAGTCGAAGGTTCTCCTTCCGTATTCATTCGCAAAGATTGGATTAATATCCTTGATAACCAAAACCAGTCTTATGTTTCTAATCAGTCTGTTCTAGATACTTCACAATTGTCTAACAGTAATAAATGGATGTCTTATCGTGAAGCGTATTTCTCCGTTCCTTTGACTATTACAGTAGCGACATTACAACCAGTACAAGTAAATAATACAGCAGCTGCTACAGCATACCCATCATTTAGCCCAGCGACATCGGCTACATCGGCTGATCAATGTATTGGTCTTAAAAATTGGTTTGGTAATATCATTCACTCTTTTACTCTTGACTATAACGGTACTACTATTATTCAACAAACTCCATTTGTTAATATGTGGAATTCCTTTAAACTTATGACTTCTCTGTCTTATCAGGATGTTATTACTCAAGGTTGTACTATTGGATTTTATCCAGATTCTCCTGAAACTTGGGAATATTATCAAGGTCTTTCTGGTTCTAATGGGCTTGCTAATACTTCTCGTATAGGAACAGCGCAGACATTAGTAGCTCCAGCTGCAGGTGGAGCACCTGCTGGTACTGACCTTCAAATTATTCCAGGAACTGGAACTTGTAATAATACAAATCTTCAAAGTCTTGAAACTGGCCTAAATGCAAATTTTACCCAATTTCAATCTGGTCTTGGTAATAAGGGATTTGTTGAACGATGTAAATGGATTGCTTTTGACCCTATGGGTATAGCTGGTAAAACTTCATCAGCTACTCCTTACGGTGGTTTATTGGCAGGTGGAACAGGTGCTACAACTCAAGCAAGTGGCGATACTGCATTGCGTGCATTGTGGAAAGGCTATATATACAAAAAAGCAAATCAAACATTAACTAGTGCTACTACTCAAACAGTTCCTGGTATGATTCAGTACGCTGTTATGGCTACTATATATCTTAAACACGTTCATTCATTCTTTAATATGATTCCCCTACTTAAAGGTGTATTTATGAAAATGACAATGAATTTAAATAATGGTTCTTCAACTGTTCTTGTTGGTGGTAGTGTTGCTGGTAATGCAACAAGTAATGCAGGTACTGTAAATACCGCTTTTGCTTCTTGTTCTAGTGTTCAATCTGCTTTAGGAGGTTCTAATATGTTAATGTTAGCATCCATCGCAACAGGAAATGGCGCTCAAAATTTAGCTCCAATAATTGGAACTGGAGCTGGAGGTTTATCATTAACAGTAGCTTCTGGAACTACTGGTTCGTGGGCTAATTCATTCCGTATGAATTTATCAGTAGGAGCTCGTTGCCTTGACTCTACTATTACAAATCAAGTAGGAGCTGATGTTTCAGATTCTCCATTGTCTAAGTCTATATATCTATACATTCCTGCTTACACTTTTAATCCTACATTTGAACAGGCTTATCTGTCTTCTCCAGTTAAACAAATTAAATATACTGATATATATCAATATCAAGTTCTTAATGTTTCAGCCAGTAATGGACAAATTAATAACTTGCTTACTAATGGTATCGCTAATATTAAATCTGTTTTGGTGCTACCCTTTTATTCATCTCAAGGAGAATTTCAACCCGCCACTTACCCAGCTATCGGAAATGTTTCTCTCAGTTCTAATAGTGGTTTTACTGCTGGTCTTCCTGTTTGGGCTTCTCCTTTCGATATTGCAGGTTGTGGAGGTACTTCTCCTCTATGTCATCTTACCAACTTCAATATTCAAGTATCTGGTCAGAATGCCATCTATAACTTACAGAAATATAACTTTGAACAATTCAACAATCAACTTTATGGACAAAATGCCGTTAATGGTGGTTTGACTGATGGTATTACTTCATCTCTCATCGACCGTCAAGCATTCGACCTTGAATATTGTTATTATTATGTCAATGTTGAACGTATGCTTCCAGTTGAACAATCTGTTCCTAAATCAATTCAACTCATTGGTACCAATATGTCATCTAAAGCACTCGACTTGATTTGTTTCATTGAGTATGGAACTGAAGTTAATGTGGATGCACTTACGGGTTCACGTGTTTAAATCATTTAATTCTTGATATCTTATTTAATAGGATATAAAGAAACAACGCTTATTTACTATTATATAATGCATATTTTATCAGTTAATGCTTCAAAGGCACAAGCAAGAAAACTAATTAAAGGTCAAGCAGTTCGAATTAAACAAGGAACTGGATTTAATCTTATTGTTCATCCTACTACTTATAGACTCGCTACTAGGGCTTTTAATAAAGGTAAAGGAGCGCAAATTAAATTATCTTCTGAAGAGATTGATAGCAATCAAGCTGTTCACGGAAAACCTGAAATGATGGAAGACCATACAGAATTACACGGTGAAATGACAGGACAAGGTATTTTCGATTTCATAACTAAACCAATATCTAGGGCTTATAGAAGTGTTAAAAGAGGAGTTGTTGGCGCAGCGAATAAGGTCGGTAATTTTGCTAAGAATTCATATGGAACAGTTTCTAAATTCGTTCAAAAACCCGAAGTTCTAAGAGCACTTAAAACGGCTGGAAAGTTTGCAGCGAGTAAATTAGCGGACGCAGGGGCTGCAGCGGTTTCAACTCTTCCAGGTGGTGTACTGTTGTCTAGAGGTGTTAAAAATCTCGGTGTAGTTGCTAATAAAGCAATTGATGACCCTAGCAGTGTTGGAGGTATTAGAGGAGCATTGAAAACCGTCGTAACTGGTCAAGGAATGCGAGGTATGGGTATGGGTGGTTATGGAATATCTAGTTATGGAGCACTTCGCGCCGCGGCAAAAGGTTCAGCGTCTGCAAATGCTGGAAATGCTCATTTTACAAATCAAGGAATTAAATCAAGAAGTCAGATAGTTCCGTCTTGGCACGATAACCCAATGGCTCCTCGTTCCCGTGGTATGGGTATTGTTGGTTGCGGTGGTCATATGCTAGGGATGCACGGACACGGATATTATCCTCCTGCTTTAGTTTCCCAACCATTCTCGGCAAACTATCAGATGTCTCATTTCCTACCTGTTCAATTTCAACATTATAACCATACGATGGGAGGTTATGAAGATGGCAGTGAATCAGATGAAGAAATACACGGACGAGGAATGTCTGGATACTTTCAACGCCACGGGAAAGGATTTGGACTTTATGCGTAATAATTTTAATTTAAAAAGATAGACTCTATATATATTATATAATGTCATTAACCGATAAGCAAATCAAAACTCTATCCAAACGTATGAATATACCATTAGGAGGAGTATTTTTTAAAGATGAAATCCCTAAACCTGAATTTAACAAAACCTATTTTATAAATATGGAAGATTCTGTAGATGAAAAGGGACAAATGAATCCTGGTACTCATTGGGTTTGTTTCCAAGTAAATAAATACCCATCTGGAGAGGAAGCGCCAATATACTTTGATTCATATGGACAATCACCACCTCAGAATGTTAAACAGGCTATATCGTCTATTACTAAAAAACATCTACCTCACACTACAAAGGATATACAGAGTTTAATGAATAATGCTTGTGGTTATTACTGTCTGGCTTTTGCTCATTATATCAACTCATCTAAACATCGCTCAGGGTCTCTATATCCTGATGTTCATGACTTTATAGATATGTTTGATGACCTAAATAAGGAAGTTGATTTTAAAAAAAACGAATACATTTTAAAACATTTCTTCAGGTCATCCGATCCATCTAAAAGGAAAGAAATCGATGTTCTAGATACTAACGCAATCTCAAAGGATAATCAAAAAGGAGGAATTGATATGATGCAAATACCTATATCTATAAACCAAATGAAAAAGTAAATATATATGTATTCTATTTAAAGACAACTACATATATAATTACTATATGGAACAACCAATCGAACAACCAATTGAACAAACAATTAAATACTCATCCTACACAGAGGCACAAAAGAAAGCCACTAATAAATATCGAGTAGCTAACAAAGATAAAATAAATGAAACTCGCAAGGCATATTATAAAAAGAGAAAAGAAAATGATAAGGAATTTATCGAATACAAAAGAACAAAAGCCAGGGAATATTATCACAAGAAAAAACAGATAGCTGAACACGCTAAACAAAACGCTAAACTAGAATGTGAAGAACAAGAACGTAAAGATTTAATGGATGCTATTAACAAAGCGGAAGCTGAACGAGTAGCTAAAGAAGCGGAAGAAAAAATTGAAGCTGATAAAAAGTTGCCCGGGCAACTTTTTAAAAAGGTCGTAAAATCTAGAAAGGCTTCACAAAAGAAGTCGCTTTAATCTCATATCCTCTATCTTCCCATATTATATCCTGTAATGCTATTTTAAACATACCTTCCATAATATTAGAAGTATTTAAATATCTTCCTTCAGTCTCATTTGAGGTTAAAGAATCATATACAATTTTATCACCTGATACAATCCATTCACAGTATTTTTTTTCAGGATTCATATTTATAGGTACATTATCATCAAATGTATCATTGCCCATATCCCAAACACTTTGACTAATTCTAAAGGTTAGATTACAATCAAATGGGATTTTCCATTCATCTAGAAATCTAGTTCTAAAATATTCCGTTAGTTTAGTATTGGTATATTCTCCATCTAAAAATATATAGTTTGTAAAATATAAATTTATAAATATTTTTTTTAGGAAAATAGGAAAATTTATTTTTTTTAAATCTCCATATGATATCTCAAGAGTATCTATATATAATATTTCAATCTCTTGATATTTTGGTTTATTTAATTTTTTATTTAAACTTTCTATCCCTAACCATTCACTTATATATAAGCCTTTTTTCATTTCTGTTTCCATATAATATATATAGTGGTTATCTATTTATATATATTTATTTAAAATCATAATACTATATATCTTTATATGTATAGACTAAGTCAAAGTAAAACTGCTAATAAAAAATATGATATTATTACCCCTGACCAAAAAAAAATTAGTTTTGGCGATAATAGATATTCTGATTATACACAGCATCAAGATAAAGACAGAAAGAAATTATATTTAATCAGACATAAGGCTAATGAAGACTGGAATGATTTAAATTCAGCTGGTTGTTGGTCTAGATGGATATTATGGAATAAGGATACATTAGTTAAATCTATGGATGATATGGAAGAAAGATTTAATATAGATATAGTCTATAAGT